GGCTCTAATCCTCTCCACGTCCAGCAGGCAAGAGCGAAGCTGGAGAAGTTGATAAAGGAACAGAAGGTGTTTGAATTGACGGAAAAGAAACCCCAAAGATCTTTAAATCAGAACAAATACCTTCATGTCTGCCTTGCTTATTTCGGTTGCCAAATCGGTGAAACGATGGAATATGTAAAGCGGAACTATTACAAGATTCTCTGCAACAAAGACACTTTCGTCCGTGAGAGAGAAGACAAGATTCTTGGGAGAATAAAATACTTAAGAAGTTCGTCTGACCTTGATAGTACAGAGTTTAGCCTTACCATTGAGCGGTTTCGGAATTTTTCGAGTGCCCAATGTGGTATATATATCCCATCTCCAGACGAAGAACGTTTGATTCAGTTGATGGAGATAGAGGTCGAACAAAACAAATTTCATATCTGAAACAATGATTATACGAATCAGTGCCTTTATCATTATGGCAATATCTTTCTTGATATTGTTTTATAAGAATGACAGTGATAATTATATGGCTATCCTGTTACAAATAATAGTATGGCTGATGTTGATACTTTGCGATATAGAATCGCTCCTTTAGGTTATTATCATGAAACTTACTTTGACAAAACAAGAAGTGCTTCTCATCCAGTTACTTCTTTATATTTATAAAAACGAGTTGCCCGATGACGGAACAGAGAAGCATGGACGTTTTGTCGGGAAGCTGTACAAGAAAATCAAAAGACAAGTTATTAATCAATTAAAGCAATAAAATTATGGAAAGCAACATATCACGAGATCATATTGCGCTTGAAGCAATGAAGTGCATAATGATGACAACAAAACGCAGGAGAACTTTATGGAACATGGTTGTAACATTGTTTTTCCCGTCCAAAGAAATTGGTGTTATAAGCTACGACTATGAAGGACAGGCTAAAGCAGCTTATCAGATAGCTGATGCAATGATTAAGGAACGTAACAAGACAAAGGAGGAATGATTATGATGCATACATGGTTTGAGGTAAAGATTAAATACGAAAAAGTAATGGAAAACGGTATGAGCAAAAAAGTAACGGAACCCTATTTATTTGATTCTTTATCTTTTACAGAAAGCGAAGGAAGATGTATTGAGGAAATGACACCGTTTATCAGCGGTGAGTTTACTGTTTCTGACATAAAACGTGCCAACTATTCTGAGATATTTTTCTCAGATGAAGAATCGGCTGACAGGTATTTTAAATGCAAGTTATACTTTATCACATTGGATGAAAAAACTGGTGCGGAAAAGAAAACATCCACAAACATTCTTGTTCAAGCAGCCGACTTGAGAGATGCAGTCAAAAAACTGGATGAAGGAATGAAAGGCACAATGGCAGACTACGTGATTGCTTCGGTAGCGGAAACTGCTATTATGGATGTTTATCCTTATGAAGCAAATCCAGATGTTAAACCAGAGTTCCTTAATGCTTAAAAATTGACTGATATGGAAGAGTTTATTTCAGATTGGTTCATTCCGATGGATTTCGGTAATGATATGCCGGACGAAGAGTCGGATGGTGAGGATAATTTCAATTTTGATTGAATAATGTTAGGCGGTATGTGGTATAATGTGAGAATGGCTGTCACACCCTATATGGTTTCCCTAGATGCAGGTTCGATTCCTGTTACCGCTTCATAAATGTGAGCCACACATAAATGGCATGGGTTAATAAATAATGGTTGTGCCCCGGAGAATGCGCTTCGGGGCTTTTAATTAAAAAGATAGAATGAGACATTTAGAAGATCAGCTTCAAAAGGCTATTATTCAATATTGGGATTTTAAATACCCTAAATGGACGAAAAGGCTCCATCATTCTCCCAATGGAGGAAAGCGTAATGCTATTGAAGCTTCCAAGTTCAAGCAGATGGGTGTTCGTGCTGGCTTCCCTGATTTGATACTGCTTATTCCAAATAGATTCTATCCCTTTTGTGGTATTGAATTAAAAGCAAAGACAGGCAGACAGTCAGAGAATCAGAAAGCTTATCAAAAGGAATTTGAGAGTATTGGGGCGAAGTACGTTGTTGTCCGATCATTGGACGAGTTTATTAAAGTGGTGGATAATTATTTGAAAGATATATGACTTATATAGAACTGATAAATAAGTTTTGGTCTCTTGACGAAGACTGGGAATTTACCTGCTGTGAAACGAGGCTTTATTTTTACTTGCTAAAAACAGCGAATCGTTTAGGCTGGGTGGATAGCTGGACGCGTAGTGATACAAAGGTATCATCTGACGTGGGAGTGTCGGTCAACTCAATGAAATCAGCACGTAACAGATTAGTTCAGGCGGGTCTTATCACATTCAAATCAGGCGGAAAAGGACAACGGAATAAAACAAGGTATCAGATTAGCTATCAAAATTTGACACCTAAAGTTGAACCTAAAGTAGAACCTAACCTTATACCTAACCATGAACCTAAAGTAGTACCTAAGCCCTTACAGTATAATGTACGCGCATTAGACAAAGATAAAGACAAAGATAATTATCTCTCTCCCCCGCGCGCGTATGAAGAAATTCCGACTGGGATTTTTGAAAGAGGGTTGGATGAGTGCTATGAAGAATTGAAGTCGAATAGTTTATGGATGGAAGCTGTCTGCATGAATACTCGTTTATGTGGGTATAAGGATTTCAAGCCTCCTGATTTTTATGATTACTTGGAGAAGTTCTTTATGAAGCTCCAAAACGAGGGAGAAACTGTTAAATCACCCCAAGATGCAAAATCGCATTTTGCCCGATGGCTGAAAATTGAACTTGAAAAACAACGGAACAATGGAAACAACAATAGGCGCAATTATACAGACAAACAGGAAGCTAACGCCTACGCTCTTAGCTTGCTACAACAACATAAGCGAGACCTCGAAGAAGGCTTGGCTGACCAAATGGAAAGACCGTTCTGAGGTTGAAAGAGTATTTTCACCGGTCCAGTGGGGGTATGTCCTTCAGAACCCGGAAAAAGCTTATATGGCAGACTGTCCATCGCTGATGCAGTATGATGCGCTTTACGGCTATGGTTCTTCCGAATATTGGATTGACATACAGGTGTCCGGCATATTCGGAGCTTCCAACAGCAAAGAAAAGGGCGTTGCCGATGGGATAAGAATCTTTTGTCAGTCCTTTGCCTCACAGGTCAAGGCTTACAAGCTTTCTGAACTGATGCTGTTTTTTGCACGCTACAAGGCTGGGAAGTATGATAATTCATTCGCATCATTTGATGCCAGAAGAATAGGCAATGCTTTCTTCAAGGAGTTCAATTCCGAAAGGAATTATGAGCTGGACGCGATAAACCGAAAAAGGGTGCAGAATGAGATAGAGAACAGAAAATTTATTCCACCTGAAGGATATTCTTCTTTGACTTTGTACAACGAAATGAAACGCCGGGCTGAATCCGGAGATGAGGAAGCCAGAAAAATGCTGATGTCACCATGAGTATGCCAAAGAAAGTCAAACCGGAAATTGTATATGTCAAATGCCGGAATTGCAAGAATGCCTCGGACTTCGGGGATAATTCTGCGTATTGTAAGGCTAAAGGGCATAGAGTGTGTGCTTGTGACAGATATGGGCAAATATGCAATAATTTTTTAAAGAAGTAATTATGAAAGATATTGAACTCTATAGAGATTCATTTCAAAATTTTCGTAGCTATCAATTACCTAAAGCACAATTGATTATAGCGGATGTGCCTTATAATTTGGGTACTAATGCTTATGCAAGCAATCCTTCATGGTATAAAAATGGGGATAATAAAAACGGAGAGAGCGATCTTGCTGGGAAAAAGTTTTTTAATTCAGAAAATGAATTTCGTCCTGCCGAGTTTATGCATTTTTGCAGTGATATGATGGTAAAAGAACCGAAGAAACCCGGTAAATCCCCTTGCATGATAATATTCTGCGAATACGAACAGCAGTTCATGTTCATAGGACTTGGTAAGAAGTACGGGCTAATGAAATACATTCCGTTGGTATTCCGTAAGAACTTTTCCGCACAAGTATTAAAAGCCAATATGAAGATTGTTGGTAATTGTGAATACGGTTTGTTGTTATATAGAGATAAACTACCGAAATTCAATAATGATGGAAGGATGATATTCAACTGCTTCGACTGGGTTAGAGATGATGATAATCCTAAAGTACATCCAACACAGAAACCTATTCCCTTACTTCGTAGACTGATTGAAATCTTCACCGATAAGGGTGATGTAGTTATAGACCCTGTAGCTGGAAGTGGAAGTACGCTTTTGGCTGCTGCGCAATGTGGAAGAAAGGCATACGGTTTTGAGATCGACAGGAATTTCTACAATGATGCTAACAAGTACATTTTATCAAGAATTCAAAAAACATTATTTCAATGAATACCGAAACGCTTATAAAGATACGTGAATGGGAAGCGGAACGCGACAGAAACCTGCGCATCCACTGTCCTCTTGTAGCTGCCAAGTTTCAAAGATGGATTGACAGGGCGAAGAAAGAGGACGATAGACCGCATTCCCAGCCCTGTGACAAGACTTTCAACAAGAAAGCCTGTAGTTGATGCTTCCATGTAGTAAAATTAATTGTACGGCTTTAAAATAGCTTGTATCAAATAGAATAATTGTTAAAAAATACACGATCATGCAAGGAACAGACAAACTGAATACGATAACCAACATCGTATTTGTCCTCACGGACGTTTTAGAAACCAACCTTCTAGAAATGCAGCAGCAATACAAGAAGGAAGGCTTTGAACTCAGACACGATTCAAAAAGAAACTTCAACACAGCCATAGCCGCGATAAAGAGATTGAAAAGTGATGTGAATCATTGCAGCGAATCCACTCAGGAAAACTTCGGCAATGATTCTGACATGGTGAACGCCATGTTGCTCACACTGATTGATAGGTGCGGTGATGATGACAACCTCGCTTATAAGATGTACGAATACATTAAATCTTTCCCGTCCAAACTGAATCTGG